ACAGCAACATGGGGTACAAGTAACAATGGTTATTTGACACCACAAAAGATTGGTACAGGAACACAGATCGCAACTATCTGTCATAGAGGTTTTGCGTATGCTGTTGATGACGTAGCTGTATTGGCTGCTGGTGAAGATCCAATGGGTCACATCAGAAACCAGATTGCAGATGCTATCAATAAGCTAAACTCTGCAAGACTATTTAGTTTGCTAGATGGTTTATTTGGATCTACTTTTGGACCATTAGGTGCAAACGCACTTGACCTAAGTAAAGGTACTGCTTCTGGTGCTGGCACTGATAACTTCTTAACAGCAGCTACAGTTGCAAGAGCAAGAAACCTTCTTGGAGAAAGAGGAGAAGAGCTAGATACTCTAGTAATTCACCCATCTGTTGCTTACTATCTATATCAGGTTGGTATGTTGACATTCTCTAGTGATTCTCTAACTTCTGGTGGTGCTGTCCAATGGGGTGGCGGTGGTGTTGGTGTAACTGACAGATCAATCGGTCAGTTCGCTGGTATGAATGTTGTTATTGACTCTCAAGTTAATACAGTTCACCCTGGTACAACAGGTCATCAAAAAGAGTTCCGTTGCTACTTAATTAAGTCAGGAACAATTCTTGAAGGTGAGCAATCTCCTCTAGGTATTGAATCAGATAGAAACATCTTATCTAAGCAAGATGTAATGTCAGTTGATTACCACAGTGCTTATCACGTTATGGGAACTAAGTGGACATCTGCTACTGACAACCCAACTAACGCACAGTTAGCTAACGATAACAACTGGGGAATCACATACGATGCTGATTTAATTCCTATAGTTGAACTAATCGTCAACTCACCACTTGATACAACTACTAATCCTTAATATCATTAAAGTGTGGTCATCAAAAACTCCATCAATTATTGGTGGGGTTTTTTCTTTACGCTACAATAAAACTAAATTACTTTATTAATCGTGGCAGCTACCATAAATGCAACAATAAAAGGAGAAAATGCTAATAGCTACGTTACTTTGTCTGAAGCTAACGACTATTTTGATACCTCCCCAGATTCTTCTACTTGGACAAATAAAACAGACGATCAAAAGAAAAGATCATTAATATCTGCTGCTAGATGGATTGATACTTTGGTTTTTTATGGGGATAGATGTGATGATGGACAGGCATTAAAGTTTCCGAGAAATAATTATCAAGTAGATGGTGTTGAATTAGCTTGTTCTAAAATCCCTAATGGTATCAAGTATGCACAATATGAATTAGCCAGAGCATTAGCAAATGATACAGATGCCGTTACAGGAACTACTGGTAAAGATGGAAACTTTGAAGAAGTAAAACTAGGAGATATTCAAGTTAAATATAATACTGATAGTCAGGGAACTGGATCTATAAATAATATTCTAGATGTTTACCCATGGCTACAAAGTTATCTTGGAGCGTATATGCTAGGCGGTGCTGGCAGTTTCCAACTACGGGCGGTTAGAGGATAATGGCAGGACAACTAGACACAGCACTAAAACAAATTGCAAAACAGGTGGTGTCTCAACTAGGAGACTCATTAGACACAACTATTATCTACACTAGAAAATCATCTACATCGTACAACACATCTACTGGTGCAGTAACTACCAGTGACACCAGCTACACAATAAAAGTTCCCGTTGAATTTATACAATCCAGCGAAGAAACAGGATTCCAAGAGAATATAGCTAGAATTTACATAACACCTGATCTCATAGGAGACAGCCAACCCTTACTATCAGACGAAATAACCCTTACATTTTCTGGGTCGACCAGAGTTGCGAAGATTACAGATGTAAGAACTTTGCGTGGCGGTCAGGAGTATTTATTCAGAGTTGACGTTATTTTCTAATGACTTTAGTAAACACACGAGCAGCATTTGAAACAGCAATCAAAAACGCAGTAACTACTGCTGACAACACAGTGACAGTTGTTTTCGATAATATGCCTTTTACAACTCCAGGAAAAACTAAAAAATATGTAATGGTAAGCCTTGATTTTACACAATCAACTACACAAGCTCAAGGTGCAGCACAGGATTATTATGCTGGATCTATAAGATGCGGAATTATGACACCACCAAATAAAGGAAGTGCCGTTGCATCTGCCATAGCCGAATCAGTTATTGATGGATTGACCTCCGTAAATGCACCTGGATATTCCGACACGTTTTCGGTAACTCCAAGGGTTTCTGAGATAGAAGGTCCAACTTCTGTTACTGTAGAAGGAGATAGTCATTTTCTATCAGTTGTAAGCTGTCTATTTACTGCCAATGCCTAAACCAATTACAAAATTAACCGAAGATATTGAAAAGCAGCTTGTAAAAGGAAAGAAAGAACTAGCAAAAACTATTGTAAAGACACTGACTGAAGAAGGTCCTTGGTGGACAGGAACATTCGGAGAGAACTGGGTCGTATCTAAAAATCCAGTACAACCCACAAGAAAAAGAATACCAGAAACATCTTTTGATGAAATACCTGACGCTCAAGGCAGAAAAGTTAAGACTAATGCACGAGTTCCTACATCTCCTTTACAACAAGACTTGTATGTAGGGAACAGAGCTAAATACGCTGGTTTTGCTATAAATGCCCCAGGTCAAAAATTACCCAATAAAAGAGGAGACCTTGTTACATACGCAGAGCATGGAAGAGAGCATACACTTACGGCTAGAAAAGGTCCAAATTGGTACAATATTTACACAAAAGGCAACTTTATAAAGTTTGATATTTCTAAAGCATTTAAAAAGGTTGGTTTTAAGTAATAAAGTAGTAGTATAATAAGTAAATACACTATTTAATTTGTATGCCAACAGATAGAGCAATCGACAAGCTAAAGAAAGCATTTAGCATAAACAGCAAAAGCAGTTACCCAATTTACAAAAACGGAGAACTAATTTTAAAGGTGTATTGGTCGCCCTTAACTATTGCAGATAGAGACACCATAAATGCTACTTTAGCAGCATCTAATAGAGGTCAAGAAGAGGGAAATTTAGACTTTGCTTTGCAAGTGGTAATAAGTAAAGCTGAAGATGAAAATGGTCAAAAGCTATTTGTTGAAGCTGACAAACCTAGTCTAAGAAGAGAGATACCTTTGGCAGTCTTGTTAGAGCTTATGACAAAGATGCAAGAGTTGGGTGAGGAGGCTACCCCCGATGCCGTAAAAAGCACAACTTGATAAAGACAACTATCTATACTTACAGTTTTTCATAGCCGAAAAGTTAGGAATGACAGTTTCTAGCCTTCAGAAAGAAATGACAATGGAAGAAGCGTGTGCATGGAACGCATACTTTACTCTAAAGGGCGAAAGAGAAGAAAAGGCATACGAAGATGCAAAAAAGAAAGCCCAATATCGTAAGGTACGCTAAACTAAAAGCAATGTTTATTAGAAAGTAGTGGCATCTAATTACGAAGTAAATATAAAACTAGATACAAAGCAAGCTAAAAACCAATTAAGGGAGCTTGAGGAACGTATTGCTAAACTAAATAGATTAGCGTTAAAAGGTAAAGCCAGTAAGCAAATACTAAAAACGGACAGAGATGCACTAGCTTTAAAAATTAAAGAAAACAGAGTCCAAGACCAAAAAATAAAAAAGGATAGATTAGAACTAAAAATAGCTAAAGATAATTTAAGAGTACAACAGCAGTCTGTAAATATAACAAATAGACAAGCAGGAGGTTTTAATAGAGGTACGGGCGGAGGTGCGAACAGAGGTGGAGGTGGAGGCGGAGGAGTTCTTTCTGGAGCATTAATTAGTGGTTCGTTTCCATTACTATTTGGTCAAGGACCATTAGGTGCTGCTGCTGGTTTTGGAGGAGGATTAATAGGTGGAGCATTAGGAGGTACAACAGGTGGATTTGCAGGAGGTCTTGTTGCTACAGCGTTATTACAGACAGTAACTAATACAGTAAATGGATTAAATGAATTAGGGGCTGCTTTAAATGACCCTACACAAAATTTAGATAAACTCGTTACAAACCTATCGAGATTTGACCGAAATATAACTACTTCTGTTTCAATATTACAGTCAGCAGGACTTACAGCAGCAGCAGGACAGTTTGCAAGGGCTAGATTTGGTATGCAGTTTGGTGCTGGCGGTGCAGATAGTCTCGAAGAAATGAACAAAGCATTTAAAGAGTTTGGAAAAGTTACCACTAGGTTAGGAACGGAACTTGCGATATTAGCATCGGGTCCTTTAACTGGGCTTATGAAAATGCTTAATTTTGTATTAGGCGGAGGAGGTACACCAAAAGAAGGCGAAAGTTTAAAAGATACTATAGATAGAACTTTAACTGAACGTGAAAATGCGATAAAGAAAATAACTGATTTGGAAGCCTCCTTACAGGAGAAACTAAAAAAGAGAAATGAATTGAGAGCAAAATTTGATACTAAAGAAAAACAAAGAGAACTTGCACAAAGTGGAGAACTAGGAAAAACATTTACTAAATTTAGAAGATTAGGTGGAGAAATATCAGCAGGGCAGTTAGATTTAGGAATACTAAAAGATCAGGTAAAGAATTTTGATGATACTCTTAAATTAACTGAGTTACAGAAGAAAATACTTCAAGAAAATGAGATGGATCTCAAGGCACAGCTAAAGATAGAAAAAGCAAGGTTTGAAGGTTCTGAAAAAAATCTAATAGTTTTAGAGCAACGAAATAAATTAAATAAATTAGATTTTGCAATAGAAAAACAGATAGCTGAAGTAGAAGCTGTAAGAGAAAGTGGAAGTAAAGCAGAGTTAGAAAGAGCAAAGCAGACTTTAAAGAATCTGGAGCTACAGAAAGATTTAGAGGAGCAGATAACATTAAACAGGTTAAACGCTGCCGATCCAGCTATTAGCCGCATGAATGAATTGAATAAGAAGATGCGTGATCTAAATGATACAACTCTTCAAGCTGTGAATCTATCTAAAGCAATGGGTGAATCATTTGAAGATTCATTTAAGGGCATAATCAAAGGCACAATGACTGTTGCCGATGCGTTTAGAAATATGCTGAATAGAATAGCAGACTTCTTCCTAGATACTGCTGCACAATTAGCTGCTACTCAACTTCAAAAAGGTATTTTAAGTTTGTTCGGTAATATGTTCAACTTCAGCACCACTCCGTTAAATGATATACAGAATACTGATGTAAGACTTGCCGCTAATGGAGGTCCTGTAGGAATGAGAAAACCATATATTGTAGGAGAACGTGGACCAGAATTATTTGTTCCAAACCAGTCTGGAAATATAATACCTAACCATGACTTAGCTGGAGTTGGTGGTGGTTCAACAAACATAGTTGTAAACGTAGATGCTTCTGGTTCTTCTGTTGAAGGAGATGAAGAACAAGGTAGAGAACTTGGTCGTCTTATATCAGTTGCTATACAATCAGAATTAGTACAGCAAAAAAGACCTGGAGGTTTGCTTGCATAATGGCTACGTTTCCCTCGATCAAACCTGTTTATGGGCAGCAAAAAAGATCCGCACCATTAACTAGAACAATTCGTTTTGCTGATGGGTTTGAACATAGAATATTATTTGGATTAGCAGAGCATCAAAATCCAAAAGTTTATAATTTTACTTTCAACGTATCAGAGACAGAAGCAGATGAAATAGAAACCTTCCTTGATTCCCGTGCAAATGATAGTGATAGCTTTGATTTTACTGCACCTGGAGAGGCTACTGCGCAAAAATTTGTTTGCGAAACTTGGAATAAATCAATACCATATAACAATAGAGCTACAATACAGGCAACATTTAGAGAAGTATTTGAACCATGAGTACTGCTCCTATTATTACTGATCTACAAAAGATCAATCCTTCAGCAATAATTGAATTATTCACTATTACAACTGAAGCTGCAATACATGGATCAACGGCTACTTATAGATTTCATGCTGGTACAAATAGAGTAGGAAATGGAGATATTATCTGGGCTGGTAATACTTATGTAAAAATGCCGATACAAGCAGAAGGTTTTGCTTATACAAGAGGACAATTACCAAGACCAAATTTAGTTGTTAGTAATGCTCTTAATACAATTACTGCAATTTTGTTAAATGTAAATGCAACAACAGCAGGTAATGATTTAACAGGAGCTACAGTTACAAGAATTAGAACTTTAGCAAGATATTTAGATTCAGTAAACTTTCCAGGTAATACTAATCCATTGGGAACACCAGATCCTACAGCAGAGTTTCCGCAGGAAATATATAAAATTGACAGAAAATCATCAGAAAATAGAGAGACAGTTACATTTGAATTAGCTGCAGTATTTGATCTTGCTGGTGTTCGTGCTCCGAAACGTCAATGCACAAGATCCATATTTCCTTCGATTGGTACGTTTAACTAATGGATTGGAAACAAGACGCACTTCTTCATGCGAAAGACCAAGACCCAAAAGAATCTGTTGGTGTTTTACTAAATATTAAAGGTAAACAACAATATTATCCCTGCGGTAATCTTTCTACCTATAGCCATCAATGTTTTATTCTTGATCCAGAGGATTATGTAAAAGCAGACAATTTAGGTGAAATAACAGCTATTATTCATAGTCACCCTGTAACACCACCAACACCAACTCAAGCTGACAAAGTTAGTTGTGAAGATAGTGGCTTACCCTGGTATATTGTTAATCCTAAAACAGAACAATGGGGTTATTATGAACCAACTGGCTATAAAGCTCCATTATTGGGCCGTGAATGGGTTTGGGGTGTAACTGATTGTTGGTCTTTAATAAGAGATTGGTATAAAGAAAATTTAGATATAGATTTAAGAGATTGGGAAAGACCTTTAACACCAGAGGAGTTTTTAAAAAATCCTATGTTTGAACAATGTGCATGGAGAACAGGATTCAGACAATTAAGACCAGAAGAAAAATTACAAAAAGGAGATTTATTATTTATGTCAATAATGAGTCCAGGTCTAAATCATGTAGCTTTATTTTTAGGAGATGAAATTTTACATCATTTAGCAGATAGACTGTCTTGTAGAGAGCCATTATCAGAATGGTTGTTAAAATGTATAGGAGGGAGGTATCGTTATGCTGCGTAAGGTAAAACTGTATGGCGAGCTTGCTAAAATTGTTGGCCATAAAGAATTAGAAGCAAAAGTAGATAATATTAGTCAATCCATTAGATTTTTAACATCTAATTTTCCAAAGGCAGAAAGATATATAGCAAATACTAATTTTAAAGTTTTAGTTGGTGATTATCAAATAAGTGAAAAAGAATTAGAAGATCCTATAGGAAAACACGATTTACATTTTGTACCTGTGATAACTGGTGCTGGAGGAGAAGGAGGATTAGGCAGAGTGCTAACTGGTGCAGCATTGATTGGTGTTGGTATTATATCTGGTGGAACAGGTTTTGCTCTTAATGCAACACAAGGAATAGGTTTTTTTGGAGGTGGATTAGCAGCAACGGCAGGAAATATCGGTGTTGCGTTAGCTTTAACAGGTGTGTCAGAAATGTTAGCTCCCACACCAAAAACTCCTGATTTTTCTTCAGAAGAAGATCCTAGATTATCTTTTAATTTTTCTGGTACGCAGAATACATCAAGAGCAGGTACTCCCGTTCCAATAGTTTATGGTGAAATATTTACAGGAAGTGTTGTAATAAGTGCAGGTGTTGATACTGAACAGGTGAGAGCATGACTAAACCTAAAATTATTAGAGGTGCTGGTGCTCCACCCCCTCCTTCCGCACCACCTCAACCTACAAGAACTCCTGATACTTTACATAGCAGACAATTTGCTACATTAATGGATTTAATATCAGAAGGAGAGATAGAAGGTTTTGCTTCTGCTTCTAAGGCTGGTCTAACAAAAGGAACAACTGCATATAATAACGCTGCTTTAAAAGATGTATTTTTAAATGATACTGCTGTTTTACAAGCTAGTGCTGACAATTCAAGTCCAGCTACAACTGATTTTAATTTTCAAGATGTAACTTTTGATCCTAGATTTGGAACTTCAGATCAAACTCATATCAATGGGATTGAAAGTAGTGAATCATTACAAACTGTTGGAGTTAATGTAACAAAGGCTTCTCCTGTTACAAGGTCAATAACAAATACAAATATTGATGCTGTAAAGGTAACAATAACTTTTCCTCAAATTCAAGTTGCGACAAGTTCTGGTGATTTATTGGGAAGTTCAGTAAATTTACAGATACAAGTGCAATACAATAGCGGTGGTTTTACTACTTTAATTGATGATACTGTTACAGGAAGAACTGCTGATGCTTACCAAAAAGAATACAGAGTAACTTTAACAGGTGCTTTTCCTGTTGATATAAAAGTTGTAAGAGTAACTGATGATCCGACAGATGCAAGCACAGTAAACACTTTTCAATTTACAAGTTTTTCAGAAATTGTTGATGATAAACAAACTTATTTAAATAGTGCCTATGCTTCTTTACGCATAGATTCACAACAGTTCAGTTCTATACCAAAACGTAAATATCGTATTAGAGGAATAAAAGTAAGGATTCCTGGTGCTGGTGCTAGTAGTTCTGGAACACCTACTGTTGACAGTACAACTGGTCGTATTGTTTATCCTGATGGCTATATATTTAATGGAGTTATGGGTGCTGCTCAATGGTGTTCATGTCCTTCAATGATATTGTTGGATCTTTTAACTAATGTTATCC